CTGAGCGGCGGCTGACGTGCATGACGTTCACGCGCATCGTGGGGCCGTTGGTCTTCGACATCATGTCCTTCTTGATGTAGGACACCTCGAACTGCTGCTCAAGCTGCGTCTTGAAGTCCGCGTAGCCAAAGCTCATGGACACGCAGTGCTGCTTGAGAAGCTGCTCCTCAATGAAGTACTCGGTGTAGCCTTCGCGGATGGTGTTGTGCTCGATGCGGCCCAGCACCTTTGTACGGGTGATCGACTTGTCGAGCGTGCCCCCGTTGCTCCACGCCGAGAGGATGCTCTTGGCGTCTGCGGCTTTCCACAGCACCACGAAGCCGCCGTAGTTGTCCCGGGTGTAGGCGTTGAGCACGTCTTCAGCCGTGCGGATGGAGCGCCGCAAAGTCTGCCGACCCTTGTTCACCAATTCCTTGAGCGCTTCCATCACGTTGGTGACGGGCACCGTCAGGAGGTTGGCGTACTTGGGGCCCAGCAGGATGGCCGCAGCAATCACCGTCGTGCAGCCTGCATGCCAGTACCGCTCGTCGTCGCTGAAGGCAATCTCACCCTTCAGGCGCTCATGCACCTTGCGCGTGACCTCGGCCGCCAGTTCTTGGTTGCGCACCAGCCAGCGCACCCACGCTTCACCCGCCACGCCGTAGTTGTTCTTCAACTTCTTGAGGACAAGGCGCTCGTCGTCAGTCCACTCCAGCGGCTTGGTGGGCGTCCACTCCAGCATGCGCAGCAACTCACCGTTCGACGAGTGCTTACGCGCCCCTGACATGTAGTCGGTCAGGTGTGTGTTTGAGGTCATCGTGCAGGTCAGCTTCCAGATGCTGTTGTTGACCCGCTCACGGTTGGCCCCCGACTCCATGCGCTCCTTGCCCTGACCCTCGGACACGTCGAAGATGAAAGCCGGTGCCCACTCAAGGTTCTCCCGCGCCTTGGCCGTGATCTCGTCAATCAGCAGCGGCAGGGAGTTGAGCAGACCGGCGCGTTGCTGCATGGCCACGGGGGAAGTCTTGGAGCCCGTGCGGTAGCGGATGGGGTGGCCCCACACGCCAGCCTTGAGCGACAAGCTGAGCGACTTACCCGTGCCTGACTCGGTCGAGCCGATATGCCAGACGAAGCCCTCGTACTCGGTAAAGCGCATCAGCGGACAGCCGAAAGAGTCCAGGCACAGCGCCAGCATCGTGTAGTTCTTGCGGTGAATCAGCAACTCCCACGGCTGCACCCACTCTTCGAGCGTGCCCTCGCTACAGGTGTTGTTGTTCAGGTTCTCCAGCCCCGGCATGGGCACCGAGACTTCTTTGCCGTCCCGGGTGAACACGCGATAGTTGTAGACGAAGCTGCCGTCCTTCTGCCAGCCGAACTGCTGAGGGATGTCCACCGTGCGCTTGGACATCGACGCCTCCTCCACACACGCCCGCACGTAGTCGAACAAGTTGGCGTCGTTGCCCTTGCCGAAGCTGGCGATCACGTTCTGGCTGGCCAAGAACTTGACCGTCTCGTCTTTGCTGACCACGCACTTGCTGGGCAGCGTGATGTTTCGCACGCCATCGGGGCGCACCGCCACGAGGTGCACGAGGTGCTCGGACTCTTGCCGCAGCATGTCCACGACGAACAAATCGTAGGCAAGAATTTGGATTTGTTTTTTGGTCGAGGAGCCGTCAGCGTCTTTGTCCGACTTCTCCACGTACACGCCGCCGTTGGCACCGTAGCTGAATCCCCGTGGGGGTTTGGGCCGCCTGATGACCTGATGGGGGGTCGCGCCTTCCAGTTCACCAGCCGCCAGCGCCTCTTCCTCGTCCGGGTAGTTGAACTCAGCCTCGTCCTGCTCGGACATGGGCGATGGGTTTACCTGAATAAGTTTCTCAGTGTTGTCGGTCTTGAGTTCCCGGCCAAGCTGCAAGGGGTTGGTGACTTTGCCGAAGTGCTGGCACCCGGCGCAGACGCCCGGGTTCTCGCTGTCCATCTTCAGGCACGGGTACGGCCCCTTGATGTCGCGCAGCTTGTCCCGCATGCGCTGCTCGCTGTAAGGATGCAGCCCGGACAACCACGACGACCACTCCTCGCCGTCCGCGCACACCTTCGTCCAAGACAGCAGCCCGCGCCAGATGGGTTCGAGCCCGTCTTCCTTGGGCTCGTCGATGTAAGCCTTGAGTTGGGCGCAGCCGGTGCCCTCCATCGTGCGGTCGTAGATGTTCTCAAACAGGGTGATGCTGTTCTGCATCAGCTTGACCTGCGTGGCCCCCGGCTTGCGGTTGGGGCGCTGCCCTTGCAGCGGGGTGAACGTGACGGGTTGGTACTCAGGCTTGAGCACCGCGTCGATGGCGGCCTTGAAAGAAGAAAGAGTGAATGTTCCCCCTTGGGTCAGGAACTTCACCGGGCGGGGGGTGCCGTACTTCTTCTTGTGGTTGCGCGTGCCGGGCACCCGCAGAACCCGGGCCGAGTCGGCAGTCACGCTCATGTCGATGCGCAGCCCCTCCTGCTTGCACAGGCGCTTGAGGCTCTCGGCCACCGGCTTCCAGACCTCCGGCGTAACCTCGGCTTCGAGCGGCCAGTAGACGTGCAGCCCACCACCAGAGCCAACGAACCACGGAGTGCCCAGCTTGTCGATGCCGGTTTTCTCCAAGAAGTTTTGGAGAGATGCTGCTGCCTCTTTCTTCGAGGCGTAGCCATCCATGTCGATGAAGAAGGACTTCAGGCACTGGACGTTCTCGGCCGTGCGGTTGCCCGACTCCTTGAAGCTGGCCAGCGCGAAGTAGATGTCACGGTCGGCGGCGTTCCAGCCGTCGATGCAGGGAATCAGGTCTTCAAGTTTCTCCTCATACCGGTGCTCCTTTTTTGTTGTACTGAGTTCCGCCGCGCAGTAGTACCCGTTTCCCGGGGATGGCAGAACCGCCGCCATGAAGTCAAGCGGTGTCATTCACGTCCTCGGGGTGGGTTACAGGTCGGCGTCGAGCAGGCGGGTGAAGCGTTCAACAAGCTCTTGAATCCACTCGGGCGGAACCTTGTCGAACCCCATGATGTAGATATAACGGAGCAGTTCGTTATCACTCAAAGTTTGTGGCCGAATGCCTTGCATGCTTTTCTCCAAGCGTCGTCGGCTGTGGCCGAGGACTGCAAAATGGTCAAGAGGTCGGTGACTGCTGGCCGGTAGGCGACGAACACTTCGCCGCCCGAGAACCAGTTGTAGATGGTCTGGCGGGACGCGCCCGTCAGCACGGCAATCCTTGTCACCGGGAATCCGAGGTGCACCGCCCAGCGCCCAAGCTGGTTGCCCAGCGTCTTGGGCGCCTTCTTGACGGCGTCGATGGTTTGAGGGGAGTAGCCCATGATGTAGGTGGGGGAGGGCCCGGGTCGTCAACCCGGGTGAAGGGTGACACACCCTCCCCCGAACTCCTTACTCGTCGTCCCAGTCTTCAACCATCGACGCCAGATTGCTCTTGGCGGCGGGCACTGCGCTCGGCTTCTTCTCTTCTTTGCGCACCACCGGCTCCTCGGCTTCCTCCTCGACGGGGGCGGCCTTGGCTTTCTTGGCCTTGGGCGGCGGGGGCGGCGCTTCTTCCTCGGCTTCAGCCTTGGCGGCCGGGCGCGGCTTCGTGCCTTCCAGCGGCGCGGCAACCTGCGGGGCGTCCATCTTGGCCACGGTCATGGTGATGGCCTTCTTGGCATCGTCGCTCTTGGCCTGCTCTTGGCACGATGCGTACTCGTCGTCGGTCAGGTAGCGCATGGCCTTGAAGAAGAGCTTGGGGCTCTCGCTCTTGGTGTCGAACTTCAGGCGCGTGATGACGTCGGTGGGGTCAACGTTCTGCGCAGCCAGCCAAGTGGCGTAGGCTTTCAGGGGGCGGTTGTCGCCGTCTTCCTTGCCGAAGATGGACGTTGCGGGCAGCGCCAGTTGCAGCACGTCGCCTTCCACATCGTTGGCCAGCACCACAGCAAGACGTTGCTGGTAGCGGCAGGCGCGGCTGTTGCCTTGGCCCGAGCCTGCGATGTTCTGCGGGCACTCATCGCACTTGACCGACTGACGGCTGGCGCTGTCAGGGCTGGAGGTCACACCATCGGGCGACCAGCAATCAGGCGCAGCGCCAGCAGCGGCAGCGCCGTCGTACTTCTTCATGTAGAACACGCGGTTCACGGTGGGCGCGGCGTTGACGATCACCACGTCCAGATGGCGGTCTTCGATGTTGGCAACTTCTTTGCCGCCAGCCATCAGCCGGAACACGCCGCCCTTGATCGAGATACGCTTACCGCCGCCAGCACCACCGGCCAGCGCCTTGGACACATCGGACAGGCCGCCGCGACGCTTGACGAAATCGGGCACTTGGCCCGGGTTGAAAACAGCAACATTGCTCATTTTTGTTTCTCCTACTCAGGTGGGTTTGCGAACGGAAATTTGGTACTCGGTCACGGAGTTCATGCCGGGCGGCAAAACGCCGGGATTGTCCTTGAGAAAAGTCGCCATGTTGCCTTGGGCAATGCGCTTCTCCAGCAGTTCAATCGCGTCGTGCTCCTTGATGAACTCTTTGAACGAGTCCCAGTCTTGGGTTTGGTATCGGGTCTTGGTGGCAAGCACCACCGTGCCGTCGTCGGTGCGCACGGAACTGACGCCCAGTACGAGCATCTGGTCTTTGAGCGCGTTCTTCACAACGTCCTGCTGCCGCTCGATGTCGGCAATCTTGGAGTCGTACTCCGCAGTCAGGCGCTGCTTCTCGGCTTGCATTTTGCGGTACACCTTGGCCAGCTTGTTCATGGGAACAGCGGCCATGCTTGAGGACGCGGAGTCCTCGTCATCTACGTCTGAGTCACTCATCTACTTGCTCCGGTTGGTTGAAAACTATCTTGTTTTTGTCTAGGGTTGGACATGTTACAGGGTTTTTGTGGGCGTGCAATACCCTCCTTCAAAAATTTTTGATCTCGCTGTCGAACAAACTCACCAGCAGAGAGTGATCGCTCACCTTGGTGTCCATTGCCTTGAACAGCTTCTTCTCGATGGGGCTCGATTGAATGTGGTGCACCGTGACTTTCTCGGCGTCTTGCCCCTTGCGGTCAGCCCGGGCGATGCACTGCGTGTACATCTCGACGCTCATCAACGGGCCGTAGAACACCACGGTGTCAGCAGCGGTAAGGGTAATCCCGTGTGCCGTTGCTTGCGGTTGCATGACAAGCACGCGAATGGTCGGCGTGGTCTGGAAGTCCTGAATGATCTTGCCGCGCTTGGTCGCGCTCACGTCGCCGTGAATGGTCTCGACGCCTACGCCCTGCTTCTGCAAGTGCGTGACGATGGTGTCGATGCTGGAGCGGAACATGGCGAAGATGATGACCTTGCGGTCGGTCTCTTCCAGAATCTCGTCGAGCACGTTCAGGCGCGGAGCGGCGTCGAACTCCACCACTTCCTTGTCGTCGGTGTACGCGGCCCCACACGAAATCTGGAGAAGTTTATTCACCGCAACGCCAGCGTTCACCGCGCTGATGGTCTCACCCGCAGCACGCACCAGCATCTGCTCCTTGAGCAGCTTGTAGTATTTGTTTTGCTGCGCAGTCATCGGCACTTCGCGTGTCACCGTCACCACCGGGGGCAGGTCAAGACACTGCGCCTTGGCAAAACGAATCGCAGGTTGCAGCGCAGCATAGACCGTAGCCGTGGCGTCCTGCTTGGGCGCCCACTTGAACATGCTGATCTTGTTCATCACCTTGTCGCGCCATGCGGTCTGGAACTTTGGCACACCGCCCGGGTTCACCAGCTTGGCCAAGCCGTACGCATCGACAGGCGACTGCGACGCCGGGGTGCCGGTCATCATCCAGAGGTAGGTCTCCGGCTTGATGATCGAGGCCAGCGCTTTCCAGCGACGTGTGCTCGGGTTCTTGTAGGCGTTGGCCTCGTCCACAATGATGAGGTCAAACCTGCCATCGTTGTTGATCTCCTGCGCAATCAGGTTCAGCCCGTCGTAGTTGGTGATGACGATCTCATAGTTCTTCTGGATCATCTCGATGCGCCGTGCAGCCTGCGCATGGTGGGCCACAACGGCAGAGCGATGGATGATTGACTTGTTGATGTCCTCCATCCACGCCGACTGCATGATGGACAGCGGGCAGAGGATGAGTACCCTGCGCACGTCGCCCCGCTTCATGAGGTAGTCGGCCGCCCAGAGAGC